AAAGACTGACAAAATCAATAGTAGATGGTATACTAGAGTCAAGAAATGAGGAAAGGAGGAAAGCAATGGACCTAGACGATGTAAAGAACATCGTAATCATCGGTTACACCGCATGGAAGTGGAAAACCGAATACGATGAACATCAAAAGAAGCGCCGCAAGGGTAAGCCTAGCAAGCGGAAACCCAAGAAGCGCTTCAAGAAATAAGGACAAGGCGGGAACAAGGAAGTTCCTGCCGGATCCTTGTACGTCCATTGTAAATGACATGAGCGAAAGAATCAAGCGCGTAAGTAAAAGCTACTGGGGGATCGCCTTCCTGTGGGCGGTCACGTCTATCGGCGAACCTGTGACATGGCTTACAGTCGTCAGTGGAATCGTCATCGGCGGTTACCTCATCTGGAAGATGGTAGGTGATGCAGATGAATGACGGCGTAAAGAAAGACGGGCGCGGTGGCGCGCGTGAAGGCGCTGGAAGAAAACGGACGTCGCCGGAGGGAACCTTGAGGAAAGGCCGGACACTGAGAGCATCGGACAGCGAATGGGAAATCATCAAGGACTTCGCCCGCGTGCTGAAGCACGATCCGGAGCGGGCGGCGAAGATGGTTCGCGAATTGAAAGAACTGGAAAACTGAACATGAGGACGTTGTCGAAAGGCAGCGTCCTTTTTGATTGCTTGAAAAGGGAATGGAGATGCTGGCACTCATCGGACTGACGTGCGCCATCATTGGAATCACGGCCTTCGGGTTTTGTGCATACTGGGGGTATGTTGAAAAATGCAGGGCCCCAGAAAATTCTACGGCAATCTTCCGCACGTTTGTTTTAATCGGGGCGCTGTCCTTCCTGCTGTGCGCCTGCCTAGGTGCAAGCGTAATGTTCGGATATCCTCAGTACCTCGTGTGGCAACAGGAGAAAGAAGGAGAAGCGGCACTGGCCAAGGCGTCGCAGGATCGGCAGATAAAAGTACAGGAAGCTGAGGCCGAGCGCGAGGCGGCACTCTCGCAGGCTGAGGCGAACAAGACGCTCGGAGAGTCTATCCGTTCGTACCCAGAAGCGATGGAACAGAAGTGGGTTGAAGCTATCAAGGAGACCGACAACCAGGTCATCTACCTGCCGACTGAGTGCTCTATCCCTGTGACCGAGGCGGGTAGGGTAGCGTCCAAGGCTAGGCAACAGTGAGCGACAGAGACAAGCACGAGCGTCGATGCGTTCATCCGAAAAGACTTTGAGAGGCGAAGGCTCTTGCCATTCGTCTTTCTTTTCGCATTTCGTGTCCACCGTGCGCGGACGTTTCCAAGGTACTGAGAGCCGCCCGGAAAGGCCCGCGCCACCTCGCGGCCCAAAATTTTCCTAGATAAAATCGTTTTGGGCTACTTATCTTTAGAAAATAGTGTTTTTCTATAGCGAACATTTATAAAAGCTACCTCTAGAGCCCGAAAATTTTGTAGTCAAATGCATTTTGTTTGAATCATAAGTGAAGGGAGGCAAAAGCCGTGAAGATCAGCAAGGATTTGAAGTTGCTCACAACGACACAGACGGAACTTGCTCGAACGATGGGCGTCTCCCAACCCTATATATCACAGCTGGTAAAAACAGGAATCGTTGTTTGTGATAAGAATGATAAAAACGGCGGAATTTTTGTTTTTAGTAGTCTCAAAAACTATTATTCTCATGCGGTCCCAGCGTCCGGCACTGAAGACGACATCGACATCAACGTCGAACGCGCCAAACGCGAAGCGGCCGAGAGAAAAATCGCCGAGCTCAAGCTGGCGAAGATGGAAGGCAAGGTCTACGACGCTCGAACGGTTGAAATGGTGCAGACAGAGATGCTGTCAAACCTCCGTACGCAGCTGCTGGGGCTTCCGACAAAGCTAGCGCCTATCCTTGAGGGGCTGAAGCGAGAAGAAATCTACGAGGTGCTCACGAAGGAAATCAAGGAGAAGCTCAGCGAGCTTGCAGAATACACGCCGGAGCAGTATCTGGAGGAGGAAGTCGTCGATGGCGAGGAGGAATAGCGTCCGACTGTGGCAGTATATTTCGCATCGCGGTCTTGAACCTCTTCCGGAGATGACGGTCAGCGAGTGGGCTGACAGGTATCGCATGCTGTCCTCCGGCATCTCGGCGGAACCCGGAAAGTGGAAGACGTCCCGCGCCCCGTACCAGAAGGAAATCATGGACGCGTTCACTCAGGCTGGTGTCCATCGCGTCATCGTGAAGAGCGCGTCGCAGGTTGGAAAGTCTGACATCATGAACAACGTTATCGGGCGCTTCGCGCATCTCGACCCTTGCGCGGTTATGATGATTCAGCCGACGATCGAGATGGCGCAGGATTACTCCAAAAGCCGTATTTCCCCAATGATTCGAGATACGAAAGCGCTCTCTTCCTTGTTTTTCGAGGTGAAAAGCCGTGACAGCAACAACACCATCCTTTCAAAAATCTTTCCAGGCGGCCGCCTCATCATGTGTGGAGCGAATTCGCCTGCTGGCCTCGCGTCTCGACCGATTCGCATCCTGCTGGCTGACGAAGTCGACCGCTTTCCTGTCTCAGCGGGAACGGAAGGTGACCCGGTGGATCTCGCGGCGAAGCGCACCACGACGTTCTGGAACGCCGTCATCGGCATGTTCTCGACGCCTACGAATGAAGGCGCGAGCCGCATCGAGGTGGAATACCTCTCGGGCACGCAGGAAGAATGGCAACACAAGTGCCCGAACTGCGGCGAGTTCCATCTGCTCCGCTACACGGACATGCACGTCGATTATGAAGGCGAAGGAAAGAATATCCTCGTTCACGACGTGAAATGGAGATGCCCCGATTGCGGCTATGAGTTCACGGAGATGCAGATGAAGCGGGCGAAAAAGAAATATGTAGCTCAGAACGAGCGGGCGCTCTTGAACGGCATCCGCTCGTTTTTCGTGAACTGCTTCGCGTCTCCGTGGCTTTCATGGAAAGAAGTCATGAAAGAATGGCTGATGGCGAAGGGAAAGCCCGACCGTGAGCGCGTTGTCATGAATACGCGTTTCGGCGAGACGTACCGGATGCCCGGTGCTTTCGATGATGAGACCATCTTCCTTCGTCGGCGCGAGAAATACGGCGCGGAACTGCCAGACGGTGTCCTGATGCTTACGGCGGCCGTCGATACGCAGGACAACCGCCTCGAGTACGAGGTTTGCGGCTGGGGGCGCGAGGAAGAGTCGTGGGGCATTGTCAAGGGCATCATCCTCGGCGAGCCGGACAAGGCGCGAACTTGGGCAGAACTTGACCAGGTCCTTGACCATGTTTATACGTTTAAGGACGGAAGCGGGCTGAAGGTCTTGCGGACGTTCATCGACTCCGGCGGCCACTACACGAGCGACGTCTACGCCTACTGCCTGAAGAATTTCAGCAAGCAGCGCTTCGCCATCAAGGGCCAAGGCGGTCCCGGCATCCCGCTCAACTACAAAATCGGCCGCGCATCCGTTGCGAAAATCCCTCTCTGCATGCTCGGCGTTGACGATGGCAAGCAGTCCGTCATGAACCGCCTGGCCGTCGAGACGCCAGGGCCCCAGTACTTCCATTTCCCCAAGGATGAGCCGAAAAAGCTCTCCTACCTTGCGCACCGCGGCTATGATGACCTCTACTTCAAGGGCATCATTTCGGAGCACAAGAAGACGGTGAAGCGTGGCGGACAGATTCGCGAAGTCTGGGAGCCGACGCAGGGTGTCAGAAACGAGCCGCTCGACCTCCGCGTCTACAATCTGGCGTGCATGCAGTCCTGTCGGCCGGACTGGGATAGGTTGGAGGCGCTCTTAACGGGCAAGGAAGTGCCAAAAAAGGCACCACAGAAGAAAAAATCAACGTTGAAGCGCCGTTTTTCGGCGCAGAAAAATATTTGGTGAGGTGAGGATGAACATATGGCGAACGCACTACAAAATGCGAGATTGAAGCTTTACGTCGAGGCGGAACGCGCGATTTTGTCCGGGCAGTCATACACGATTGGCAACCGGCAGCTTACACGGGCGAATTTGTCGGAAGTGCGGAAGGAAATCGACAACCTTGTGGAAGCAGGTGCAGCGCTTGATGATGTTGTCATCCAGCCGCGCCGGATGAGCAAGCGGGCCGTGTTCTTTGATTGACTCGAATCAGATGGAAGGAGGTGATTCGATGAGAAGAAAGACGAGAGGAAAGATGCCGCGTACGGTCAAGAACAGCGGATACGGTGAAGGCGGTGCGTCCCAGCGCAGCAACATCTTGAAGGCGTGGCATCCTCTCAAGGCATCGCCGAAAAGTGACATCAATGCGCATCTTTTCACGCTTCGCAACCGCGCCGCCGACCAGAGCATCAACACGCCAATCGGCGCGGCGGCCATCAAGACGAGCGCGATGCATACGGTGGGGGATGGCTTGCACGTTTTCCCACGTCTGAAGTTCAAGACGCTCGGCCTCACGCCGGACGAAGCCCGCGCGTGGACGCGCAAGACGATGCAGGAATTCGACCTTTGGGCGAATTCGAAAGACTGCGACCTCACGCGGCGCAACAACTTCTACGACATGCAGGACATCGCCTATGTCTCGTACCTCACGGACGGCGATTCTTTTGCACTCTTCAAACGCCGCCTGCCGACGCCGCAGATGCCGTACTCGCTCCGCATCCAGCTGCTGGAGGCGAATCGCATCTCGAATCCGATGAGCCGGGACTATTTCGGAACGCTTGGCCCGTACGCGGTCGAGATGAAAGCCCCGAATCCGAATAATCGCATCATCTCAGGCGTTGAAATCAACAAGGATGGCGCTGTCGTAGCTTACTGGGTATCGAACCGCGTCCCCTGGGACCCCACGGACATCGAGCAGGCGCCTGAGTGGGTGCGCGTCAAGGCGTTCGGAAGCGAGACAGGGACCCCGAACATGCTGCAAATCTGTCACGACCTACGACCGGAACAGTATCGTGGCGTCCCATACCTCGCCCCTGTCATCGAGACATTGAAGCAAGTCAGCCGCTACACGAACGCGGAGCTTACAGCCGCCATCATCAAGTCGTTCTTTGCGCTGTTCTTCACCGAGGAAACGGCGGGGCAGTCCATCGAAGACGTCCTGCCCGGCACGGGCGTTGCGGCCGAGGACGCGAAAACGCCGACGGTGGACCCGAGCGAGTACAGCCTGTCTGCTGGTACGATGAACGCTTTGCCGAAAGGCGTGGATGTCAAGACGGTTGATGCCTCGAACAGCATGAGCACGTTCGAGATTTTCACCAAGGCGCTTGAAAAGCAGATTGGTGCGGCCATCGGACAGCCGTACGAAGTCCTCATGAAGACGTTCAACAGCAGCTACTCTGCAAGTCGCGCGGCGCTCCTCCAAGCGTGGGACGAGTATAAGACGCGGCGCAAGTGGTTCGCTCGTGATTTTTGTCAGCCGGTCTACGAGGCGTGGCTGACAGAAGCTGTCGCGACGGGGCGCATTGAGGCCCCCGGCTTCTTTGACGACCCAGCGATTCGGGCGGCATGGTGCAACGCGGATTGGTTCGGTCCATCCATGAGCATCCTCGACCCCGTCAAGGACGTCACGGGCTCGGCGCTCCGTGTGAAATACGGCCTTTCGACGCGTGAGCGTGAGGCCGCAGAGATGACGGGCACGGACTTTGAAGAAAATTTGGAACAGCTTGCCTACGAGAAGCAGAAGACGGAAGCGCTCGGCCTTGATATGGGGAACGCGGAAGTCTTGGCTGGAAAGTTGGCACAACAGCAACCAGCGCAAAGTACGGAAGGAGGTGATACGACATGAAGCGTAAATTCTGGAATTTCAAGAACGAAGCGGATGAAGCCGAGCTCCTGCTCTACGGTGATATTTCCGATGAGACGTGGTATGGGGACGAAGTTACGCCGAAAGCCTTCGCAGAGGACCTTGCGTCCTGTGGTGGCAAGAAGCTGAACATTCGCATCAACTCTCCAGGCGGCGATGTATTCGCCGCGCAGGCCATCTACAACCAGCTCAAGCGCTACTCAGGCGATGTGAGCGTCACGATTGATGGCATGTGCGCGAGTGCGGCGACCATCATTGCATGCGCGGGCTCGACCGTCACAATGCCGTCGAACGCGGTGTACATGATTCACAATCCTGCCTGTGTCGTCATGGACGCTATGACAGTTGACGATGCGAAGAACCTTATCAAGATGCTAGAAACGACGAAGGACACCATCCTCGCGGTCTATCATGACCGCGTCGGCGGCAAGCTTTCCGACACAAAGCTCTCCCATCTCATGGACAATGAAACATGGATGAGCGCGAGCGAAGCGTTGGCGAATGGCTTTGTTGACGCCATCGACGAGCAGGCGACGGTCGAGGACAAGCTCGACGGAAACATGCTTATCGTTAACTCGGTGCGCGTGCCGCTCGACAAGTTCAAGAACGCCGCGAAACTTCGCGGAATTTTGGCACAAAATGTGCCGAAAACCGCAGAAACGGAGGAAAAAAACGTGGAAAATAACGAAATTTTGAAGAAAATCAAGGACATGCTCGGCATCACGGAGCCACCGAAAGAAGAGCCTCACCAGACGATTGAGGACGCCGTCAAAGCCGAGCGCGAGCGTATGAACGCTCTCGACGCGCTCAAGAACGGCAATCCGGCTGTCGATGCCATCGTTGAGACGGCAAAGAAGAACGGGCAGACCGTGAAGGACGTCCAGCCGTTCGTCGATGCGATGCCGGAGCCGCCGAAAGAGGACGCTGGCAAGGCGCTCGACGCTATCCGTGACCTCATCCTCGACAACATGGCATCCGGCGCTGAGGATGTGAAGCCTGAGCCTGTTGTAGACAAGGCTGAGGCGAAGGAGAAGAAAGAAAAGAGCGAGATTGATGCCGTTGTCAATCTCATCAACGCGAACCGTTGAAAGGAGAATCCAAGATGGCTATCAGAGAATCCATGACCGGCGTCACGTATGACGAGCTTTTCGGCGGTCCCGAAATCCCCGTCCTGACGAAGAATGTCACGCTGGCAAAAGGTGCAGCACATAAGCGCGGCGAGCTCCTGACGCTCGACACGACGACGGGCACGTACGCACTCACGGAAAAGGGCAAGGCGGCAAGCGTTGTCCTCGCCTATGACACGGACGCAACGAGTGCTGACACGATTGCAACGGTCTATACTTGCGGCCGGTTCAATCGCGAAAAGCTTATCGTTGCAGATGGTGACACGGTCGATGCCCATGAAGAAGAGCTTCGTGGTGTTGGCATTTACCTCGCATCGCTCAAGTAAGGGAGGCTTATAAGAAATGGCTATTGATTTCAGCAATACTTTTGCACTCATGCAGACCTTGGAGAAGTCCAAGGCCCCGGCATCGTTCCTGCTCGACACGTTCTTCCCCGTCACTCCGACGCCGAGCGTGCAGAACTACATCGCGGTCGAGTACCGCAAGGGCGGCCGTCGTCTCGCTCCGTTCGTCGTAAAGGGCGCTCGTGGCGTCAACCTCGACCGTACTGGCTCCAAGGTTGACATCTACCAGCCGCCGACGATGGCGGCGAGCCGCGTCATCAACCCCGAGGACATCGAGACGCGCGGTTTTGGCGAGAACATCTATTCGACGATGACGCCCGCCGAGAGAGCTCGTGTTCTCCAGGCAAAGGACCTTCGCGAACTTCAGGACTCCATCATCAACCGCAAGAACAAGATGGCGGCGGACATCCTCACGACGGGCAAGACGGTCATCAAGGGCTACGCAGACGACGGCAAAGAAGTCATCACGGATACGGTCGCTTTCGATTGGACGCAGGAAGCCAAAGTCGCGAAGAGTTGGGCGGATGCGGGCGCTACCATCTTCGACGACATCAAAGCGGCATCGGAGCAGATTCAGGAGAGTGCAGGCGAGGTTCCGACCATCATGATTTGTGGCAAGAACGTTGCGGACTACATCCTGAACAACGACCAGATCATGAAGTGGCTTGCCATCCCGAGCGCATCCAATCTCTCGCTCATGGGCCTCCAGCCGCGTATCACGAGCCCGCAGGTCATGCGCATCGGTATGATTCAGAGCCTGAACCTCGAAGTCTACAGCTACGCAGAGACGTACACGGACGATGACGGCACGGTCAAGCCATTCCTCGACCCGAACGATGTCATCATCGCGATTCCGGGCCGCGGCCGTCAGCTGCATGCCGCCGTCACGCTTCTCAATGACAGCACGAAGTCGTTCGAGACATTCGCGTCGGCCTACGTTCCGCAGTATTCGGCGGGCAACAACCAGCTTGCACTCACGGTTTACAGCCGTTGCGTCCTCGCTCCTGAGTTCGTCGATGACTGGGCCGTCATCCATACGACGACAACGGCGTAAAGGAGTGATTTTCCATGCTGATTTGGAAGAATGAAGAGGCTGATGCGCCCGTCGTGTCTGCCCCAGAACCGAAAAAGAAGCAGAAGGCCGCTCCGAAGGACGACGTTGTTCTCCCAGACGCGGACCCGGCGAAAGCCGTGAAGAAATGAGCACGTTCAAGGAGCAGCTTGCATCCGACCTCGAAAACACGTTCCTGAACCTTGACGAATTCGCCGAGGAACATGAGGTGAACGGAAAGACTGTAACTTGCGTCGTGCAGTCCCCGACCGAGCAGGAGATGTTCCAGCAGGGCATCGCCTACAGCGGCTATGAGGTGACGCACGGAAATCTGACCATCCTGCATATCAAGAAGGACGATTTTGGCGACACGCCTGCCGAGTCGCAGATTGTCACACTTGATGGTGAGGATGGGGAAGTCCAGTCTTGCATTGAGGATATGGGCCTGCTCTCAATCTACCTGCATATCAATCACTGAGGAGGCGAGCGCCATGTCCATTGAATTGGAGCTTTCATCCGACCGAAAGCTGTTGCAGGTGCTTTCGGGCTTCAATGAGGAAAATGCGAGAAAGGCGTGCGTCATGGCTGGTAAACGAGCTGCGACTGCAGCGCGTGCGGCTGGCTCTCGGCAGATTCGCTCCATCTACACGATGAAAGCAGCTGACGTCAAGGCGAAGGCTCGTATCAAGGGAACGGGCGACGGCGCTGTCATTGAAATCAAGGGCGCGACGGAGCCTGTTACGAAGTACAGGGCGGCGAAGCGGAAAAGCGGCATCTTTGTTTCTGTCAAGCGCGGCGGAATGAAGAAGGTCGAACGAAGCTTTGCCATTGGTACGCGCTTCGTTGCACGCGTCGGTCGTGAGAGGTTCCCAATCAAGGGACTTTACGGCCCATCTGTTCCGCAGCTCTACGGGAATCCTGACGTCATGCAGACGATGGAGGAACGTGGAAGCGAGGTCTTTGATGAGCGCCTTGAGCATGAAATCGAGTACCGTCTGGGAAAGGCGTGATATGAATGACACCGTTAGACGTATCAAGAGGTATCGCGTCCTACCTGAAAGGCTGTATCAAGAAATATGATGAACTCCTTCGCTCCGTTGACTCTGACGGGGAGGAGTCGGTGAAGGACGTCAGGGTCTATTCCGGCTTCCTGCCTCACAAGACGACGCGGAAGGAAATGATGGAGCTTTGCCCGGCTGTCGTTGTCCGTCCTGAGTCTTTTAAGGATGGAAAAGACGATTCGAGAGTGTCCATCGTCGCCTACGTCACGGTGTTCGACGACGACCTAGAGCAAGGGTGCGATACGCTGTTTCACTACATGGACTTCGTTCGCAACATGCTCCTTCTAGAGAATCCTATCGACGATAAGTGGCTCATCGCAGACGGCCTTGAGGGAACCGTGCCCGATGACCAGCCGTTTCCGCAGTGGATTGGCGTCATCGAGTTCGAGGTCTACATCCCGCAGCCAAAACGGTACAACAGCGATATCTTAGCGAGGTGAATCCTTTGCGAAGGAAGAAGGAAAATCCCGTTGTCTACGTCGGCCCGGGCTTTCGTGATTCGAGGCTTTCGACGTATTCCATCTTTGCAGACGGGATTCCGGAGGAATACAAGAATCATCCGACGTACAAACATCTGTTTGTCGCGCCGGAGAAATTGAACGAGGCGCGTGAGCTTGTTCGCAAGAAGGGCTCCGTGCTCAATATCATGTTCCAGGCGGCAGTCAGGGAGCATGAAGAGAAGAAAGGTGGTAAATGAACATGGCATACTTTCATGGCGTGAAAGCGCAGGAAGTTGCAACGGCTATTATCGCGCCTGTCGCCACGACGGCGGGGCTGCCGGTTGTTTTCGGTACGGCCCCTGTCCATCTGACGGCGGACCCGACGGCCTATGTCAACAAGCCGAAAATCTGCTATAGCTGGAACGAAGCTGTGCAGGCGTTCGGCTATTCGGATGACTGGGACAAGTACACGCTCTGCGAAGCGATGTATACGGAGTTCAAGCTTTACGCTGTTCAGCCGATTGTTTTCGTCAACGTCCTCGACCCGTCGAAGCATAAGACGGCGGTTGCTGAGACGGAGACGGCTATCGGCACGGACAAGACGGCTCTTGTTAAGGATTCCGTGATTCTCAGCTCTCTCAAGGTCAAAGGAACATCCGATGGAACAGAGGCAACGCTCGGCACGGACTACACGGCCGCCTACAATGATGATGGCGACCTTGTCATCACGGTCCTTGAAGGCGGCACGCTCTACTCAAATTCGAGTATCTTCATCGCCTACGACAAGGTAGACCCGACGGCCGTCAAGGCGTCCGACATCATCGGCGGTGCTTCGACGGACGGCAGCGTCAAGGGTCTTGAGCTTGTAGACACCATCTACACGCAGCTCTCCCTTGTACCTGGCATCCTAGCGGCTCCTGGCTGGAGCGAGGACCCGACCGTCGCCTCTGTCATGAAGGCGAAGGCGCTTAACATCGACGGCCTCTTCCGTTGCATTGTCCTCACGGACATCGACACGGGAAACGTCAAGCAGTACGCAGACGCGAACGCCTGGAAGAACAAGAACAACTACACGGGGACGAATCAGGTTGCCTGCTGGCCGTGCGTCAAGAATGGTGATGCTGTCTATCACATGTCTTCGCACATCATGGGCATCATCGGTGTCATGGACGCGGCAAACGACGATATCCCGTATCAGTCTCCGTCGAATCTCTCGATGCAGGCGACAGGCCTCTGTCTGAAAGATGGCATGGAAGTTGCGCTTTCGCTCCAGCAGGCAAACCTCCTGAATTCGCAGGGCATCATGACGGGGTTGAACTTCAATGGCGGCTGGAAGTCGTGGGGCAACTACACGGGCGCTTATCCGTCCATGACGGATGTCAAGGACAGTTTCATCTGCGTTCGCCGTATGTTCGATTGGCAGTATCAGACGTTCATCCTGACGTACTGGCAGAAAGTTGACCAGCCGCTCACGAATCGCCTGATTAAGACCATCGTGGACAGCGAACAGATTCGTCTCAACGGCCTCGTGTCTCGCGGCTTCTTGCTCGGCGCAACCGTCTCCTTCCTCTCCGATGAGAACCCGACGACAGATCTCTTGCAGGGCATCATCCGCATCCACACGAGCATCACGCCGCCGGTTCCGGCTCAGGAAATTGAGGACGTCATCGAGTACGATGTTAAGAACTTCCAGAGCCTGTTTGAATGAATGGTGAGGTGAAAATCACATGGCAACGAACAAAGTACCAGAAGTCATCAACGACGTACGCATCTACCTGAATGGCAGCGATACGGCCGTCGCGGCAACGAAAATCGAGCTTCCTGAAATCAAGACGCTTACGGCCGACGTTACTGGCATCGGCCTCGCGGGCAAAGTCGAAGCGCCGATTCAGGGCCACTTCGACAGCATGGAGTGCACGATTTCGTGGAACGTTCCGACGAAGGATAATTCCCAGCTCTTTGGTGGCGAGGCCATCAGCCTCGAAGCCTATGCGGACGTCCAGGCGTTCGACGGCGGCGAGAGCAAGTACATCCACGACCAGTTCCGTGTCGCGATGCGCGGCCGCATCAAGAGCCACAAGGTCGGCTCTCTTGAGCCGGGAAGCACGGCGGATGCTGAGACAGTCATCGAAGTGCATTACATCAAAGAAGAAATGGCGGGCAAGGTCCTTGCCGAGGTTGATAAGTATGGCTACAAGTGCATCATCAACGGCAACGACATCATGGCGCCGATTCGTGCAAATCTGGGACTCTGAGAAAGGATGAAATGACATGGCGGAAAGCAAGAAGGCGGAAGTCGAAGTTGTGGACGTTGACGACGAAAACGTCCTGAACCTCTCGAAGCCCCTCCCGAATGGGGCGGAAAAGCTCGTCTTCGACTTCGACAAAATCAACGGCTACACGCTCATCGCATGCGAGAAACGGGCAAAGAAAGAGGACAACACCATCATGGTTCCGTCTCTTTCGCAGGTCTATCAGGCATACGTCGCGGCGGCTGCCGCTGGCGTCAAGGTCGATGACATCCTAGGCCTCAACATGACGGACTTCACAGCGGCTTGCATCAAGGCGCAGGGTTTTTTACTGGGTGCGGGACGGTAAAGAGCATCCGTCTTTCCGCGTTCCGCATGGCAAAGTACACAGGCACGCCCATCGGCTATTTCCTAGAGATCCCGATGGGTGATTTTTATGCCTTTGTTGCCATCATGAACGAAGAAGTCGAACGAGAGAACAAAGCCATGAAGGGAGGGAAGTGACATGGCGGGACGTATCATGGAGCTCGCTATTGCGATTCGCGGAAAGCTTGACGGGTCTGTTGGCTCGTCTATGCAGGCCGCGGCCAAAGAGGCGAGTCAGCTTCGCTCGCAGATTGCGAACGTCAACCGAGAGATGCGGAAGGCGCAGCAAGCGGCATCGTCTGAGCAGAGATCGCTCGGACGCGTCAGCGAGGCGTCTTATGCCCGCATCGCTTCCTTGCAGGCTCGTATCAATGCGATGACGGAGCGCAGGAGCCAGATTCTTGACGCGCAAGCGGCAAAGGAGAAAGCTTCTTCGAACTTTGGAAGCGCAAAGAGCAAGCTCGGGAGCGCTGTTGCGGTGACGGCTGTTGCCGCGGCCCCTGTTGCTGGCATGGTGGCGACGGCGGCGAACTTCGAGCAGGCCATGTCAAAAGTGCAGGCCATCACGAATTCGTCAAACGCGGATATGGAGCGCCTGACAGCCACGGCCCAACAGCTCGGCGCATCGACGCAATTCTCGGCCTCGCAAGCGGCTGAAGCTATGAGCTACCTCGGCATGGCGGGCTGGAAGACCGACCAGATTATCTCGGGCATGCCTGGCCTCCTCGACCTTGCGGCGGCATCCGGCGAAGACCTTGCGAGTGTCGCGGATATCGTCTCGGATGACCTGACGGCTTTCGGCATGTCCGCCGACCAGGCGAGCCATATGGCCGATGTCATGGCGGCAACGTCCACGAACGCGAACACCAACGTCGCGATGATGGGCGAGACGTTCAAGTACGTTGGCTCTCTTGCCGGTGCTCTTGGCTACAGTCTCGAAGACGTCTCTGTCGCCACGGGCATCATGGCGAACGCGGGCATCAAGGGCGAACAGGCTGGTACATCGTTACGCGCCATCATGACGCGCCTCGTGTCGCCGACGAAAGAGTCGGGCACGGCGATGGACCAGCTCGGCATTACCATGACGAACGCGGACGGCACGATGAAGCCTTTCATGCAGACCATGCAGGAACTCCGCGCGGCCTTCAGCGGCATGACGGAAGAGCAAAAAGCGCAGTATGCATCAAGCCTCGCCGGACAAGAAGCTATGTCCGGTTTCCTTGCCATCGTCAACGCGTCTGACAGCGATTTCGATACGCTCGTGAACGCTGTCGGAAATGCAGACGGCGCGGCGGCGCAGATGGCGGCAACGATGAACAACAACGCGAAAGGCGGCGCGATTCAGCTGCAATCCGCGATTGAAGGCCTTTCCATTTCCGTCGGCTCCGTGTTCCTGCCTATCTTGGCGCAGATGGCGCAAGGATTGGCGGGCATCGTCGGCGACATGGCGAAATGGGCGCAGACGCATCAAGGCGTCGTGATTGCCCTCATGGCTGTCGCCGGAGCGATTGCGGCCGTTGTTCTTGCGGGCCTCACACTGAACGTTGTGATTACAGCTATCGGTGCGTTTGACGCGGCGATGAAGCTCTTGACAATCACGACGGAGGCAGGTACGCAGGTAACGCTTGCGCAGATGGCGGCTTTGAAGCTCCACGCGGCGGCAACGCGTATCGCGGCGGCGGCTCAAGCGGCATTTAATGCAGTCATGAGTGCGAATCCGATTGCCCTTGTTGTGCTCGCCGTTGTTGCTCTTGTCGCGGCTCTTGTCTACTTGTACAACAACAACGAGACGGTACGAAGCGCCATCATCTCGGCATGGAACAGCATCAAGTCTGCGGCTGTGGCCGTCTGGAACTCCATCGCGCCGACCATCTCGGCGGCATGGGAGGCCATCAAGGCGGCCGCGCAGGCGGGCATCACATTCTTGCAAGGCATCTGGACAACGATTCAGCCGTACGTTTCCGCGTTCGGCTCGTTCCTCATCTCGGCGCTGTCCGGCCTCATCGGCGTCATCGGCACGGTGCTGTCCGTGGCGGTCACGATTGTCGGCGGCATCCTGCAGGGCATCATAGCTATATTCGGTGCAGTATTCAGCGTTGTTGTGACGGTCGTGTCTGTCGCGTTTACTGTGATTTCGGCTGTCATCTCTGCGGCCATCACGGTCATTTCCGCCATCATCTCCGTCCTAGCGCCGATTTTCAGCGCGGTATGGACGGTTATCACGGTGGCGGCGAAGGTTGCTTTCATCGTCATCAGCACGGTCATCTTCGCGGCCATTGCGGTCATCGGAGGTATCTTGCAAGTGCTTGTCGCGATTGCAACAGCCGTCTGGAACGCGATTGTCATGGCCGCACAGGCGGCATGGGCCTTGCTTGCGCCTATCGTCATGCCTGTTATCGAGTCTATCATTGCGGGCATCGAGGTTATCATGTCCGTTGCTGAGGCGGCATGGGCCGCTATCAGTGCGGCCGCGATGGCGGCATGGACGGAAATCCTTGCGATTGTCATGCCGGTCATTGATGAAATCACATACTACGTTGACGCTGCAGAGGCTATGATTTCTGCGGCATGGGATGCCATCAGCTCGGCGGCATCCGCTGCATGGAACATGATTGTCAGCACGGTGCAGGGCGTCATAGATAGCGTCTTGAGCATCGTTGACCAAGGCGTTGCGGAAGTGCAGAGCAAGTGGGAAAACCTCAAGTCGATTTTCTCTTCGCCAATCAACGCCGTCGTCAACTTCATCAAGGGCGGCGACGGGGAGGCGGCGAGCGTTGCATCGAACGCCACCGGCGGTATCTACAACAAGGGCGCGTTCCTCACGACGTTCGCAGAGGAAGGGCCCGAGGCCGCTATCCCGCTTGATGGTTCCCAGAGAGCGATTTCCCTGTGGACGCAGGCAGGGCAGATGCTCGGCATGCTTCCTGAATCCATGAGCAGCACTTTTGCCGGACAACCCGCGGCACAGCCACAGGCGACGGCCCCCGTTGCGGCTCCAGCGCCGAGTAGCGGCTCCAGCATCACGCTCGAACTACATCCGACCATCAACGTGAATGGAAGCGGGCAGGATGCTGTCGGAGACTTCAAAGCGGCGCTTGCAGAGTTCGCTTCGCAGTTTGAACGCGAACTTCCCCGCATGATGGCGAACGCGCGGGCAGAGCAAAGGAGGCTTTCCTTTGGCTGACAAGACTTATACGACAATCCAAGGCGACATGTGGGATTCCATCGCTTACAAGGTTTATGGGCATGAGCGTTACATGAGCACGCTCCTTGAAGCGAACCAGCAGTACAACGATTTGACGGTGTTCCCCGCTGGCATCACGATTACCTGCCCAGACGTCGGCATTACGTCGGCATCAACACTGCCGCCATGGAGGAGGTGAGAGCATGGGGCTTCTATCGGGCTTCGTCCA